ACCAATAGAGTTGCACAGAAACACAGGGCGACCAGTAGTTTCGGGAACAGTATAAGTATAAGTCACCAGTCCATCTTGATCACGCATTTCAATAATTTGCTTCATCAATTTGCGTTCTCGGAAGTTCTTGATGGCAGGCATACCAGTTTGTGCTGTGCCTTCTTGTAGAATGCGTTCTTGTTGTGCTCGTTGTTTTTCATCAGAATTTCTAAAATCATCACAACCAGTCAAAGCAACACCTAGAAGTGCAAGTGCAGCAACAGAAGCAAAAGTTTTCATGATCAGTTAGGAAGATTGGAGATGAAAGATTGAAGGTCAGCAGGCATGGCATCAGCGGGAACTTCAGCAGCACGATGACGAATAATATCTGCTAGTGCTGCTTTATGTTCTGGTGATGCTTTGATGTATTCAAACTGCATATTCTGCAGTTCTTGAACAGCACCAGTTCGGAATGACTTTGATTGTTCAAAGGTATTCCTACGAACATTCTCAAACTTTGGAGCAAAGAATGAAGTAAAGATGAGTTCATGATAGGCAACTCCCCAAACGAGAGCACCAAAACCAACTACACCACCTACAATAGCAAGAAAAGGTTTCATTTGTCATTCTCCAGAGTAGATTTGAGTAGTTCATCCATAGTGCGACGAGCACGATAGTTTTGGATAATATCCATTACACAATAACCAAAGGCAAATCCTGCCATAATAGTAGTAATCATTTGGAAGAACCTCCAGAACTGTAAGTAATCATGTTGGCAAGAACAATAATAGCAAAGTTTTGCCAGAATGTCAGTGAGACACCAAACCAAGGTAGAATAATGCCAAGCAACCATGTTTGGAGAAGTAATCCTGCCGTGGCAAGAACAACAACTCCAAATACAACACCAAGAGCAGTGGTAGTTTTCATCAGATTGCCTCCGTTGCCAGTTTAGCACCTTTGAACTTGCCACGGGCACTCTTGTTCTTGGTATCCACACCAGTCACCACGGCGATCTGGGGAGTGCTAGAACCAGTATAGAGTAGGATGTCGCCCTTGCTCACAGCACCAGGAGTGCCAACATAATGATTCTCACTGGTTCCCATCTTGGCACTGAAGGTATAAGGCAGAACTTCTTCAAGGTCTTTCTTATCAAAGACATGAATAGTTCCAGTACCTTTTTCTTCAATCAGGTATTGGTTAGAACTGTTGGTGCCGATGTGAGTGCCATAGGCAACCTTATCATCAACAGTAAAAGAATAGAGAGTTTTAGTGTCCGCCATTTCAGTTTCCTCAATGTAAAGTTTTAGATCAGATGCATATTCAGTAAAAGATTGTTTGGAATGAAGATACCGACAAGTCCAAGAATCTGACGTATACCAACCTTTACTGACAATTTCAGCAGGTTTTTTACCATGTTTTTTGGTGACAATATCACCAATATTAAATTGTGCCATAATTAAAGATTTTCAACTTGAGTAAGAACAGTTTCAACATCTTCTATAGTCAAATACCCCATAACATCATCTGTAATTGGAGTATCATAGCAGATCTCCCAGTCTTCTTCAAGTCCTTGAAGAACTGCAAGTTCATAAAGTCCTTCATCAGCACCATATGAACCACTACCATAAGGTGAAGTGAATTGAACAACACTCACACCATATCCATTTGGGAAAAAATGTTTTGCTTGAATACCAGAATCTGGATAGTTACCATGTGGAAAGAATGCAAGATCACCAAAATTCATAATCAATTACCAAATCGGGTTGCCCAGAGTGAATAAGAGTGGTTTTTCATGTGCTCAAGCATTTCATAACGCTGTCGAATCTCAGAGTCTTCTGGCAAGTCATAAATGCACGGAATCGCAAGATCCATTCCATCAACAGCATGACACAGAATAGAGTTCAGAAGATCGTGCTCTTCATAGGTGAACTCCAACATGACAGGTTTTTGATCAATCATTATCAAACAGCAAGGGCACCAGAGGGGATTTCAACTAGTTCAGGAAGTTTGGCATCATCAAACTGATGCGTATTATAGCACACCCACTCACCATTACGGAAGAGATAGGCATACTCTTCACTACCATCGGGAAGAAGATACTCACACAGATCAGCATCAAGGCGAGGAGGGCAATCCTCACCACGTTGAGAGTAATACTGAGGTCCATAAGAACCATCAGCACTATCATCCCAACGATTATCAGTCCAGCAGGAACTCATATCACCACCATCAATCAGTTCGACGGCAAGTTCTTTGCTGTTGTAATGGGTGCGAAGAATGCGACCCAACCAAGATTCATAACCATCCGAGTGGTGGTAGACAGAGAGCACAGAACCATCAGAGAGTTCGATTCCGATGCGGGAGCGGGTGCTCATTTGAGGCGTTTCGTTGATTACCTTGTTAGTATAGGGCATCCACAAGGGGATTGGAGGCACCTTGGTCCACCTTTTCAACTGGCACAGCGTCTTCTATACGTTTCTTGGCGATCTCATAGTATTCCTGATCACGTTCAATACCAATGAACTTTCTATTTTCCAATTTGGATGCAATTCCAGTTGTCCCACCACCCATACATGGGTCCAGCACCAGATCACCCCCATTTGAGAATGTTCTAATCAACCACCGATAAAGATCAACTGGTTTCTGTGTTGGATGGTGCTTTCCTTCACCCTCTGCTGTCTTGAAATAGATCACACTACGAGGATATCTCAATCCACTATCGTTTTTAACATGAACTTCTTTTGTTTGAACACCGTATGCTTCGGTATCTCTCACAGCAGTTCCCTTATCATAAGGAGTTCCCTGTGTCATCTGAGGATTGTATGTGGGTTGTTTCTTATAGAACACCACAATATCTTCATGAGCACGCATAGGTTGTTTTTTGGCATTCAGATAACCAGTTGCCTTGGACTTCTCCCACACCATCGTATATTTGAAGTCTTTATAGTTTGATGCAATCAAAACACTGGTGAATGGTTGCGCTGCTGTTGAAATGATAGGACACGTTGGTTTGCAGATACGATCAACATGCTTCCAGAATGTAGGATAATCAATGATTGTATCCCATTCATTCCTCTTGTTTAAAGTTCCATAGGGAAAATCTGTCAATAACAAATCAATGCTCTGGTGAGCAAGATTCCCCAAAACATCGAACATATCAGAATTATATAGATCCATCAACTATTCAACCATCCAATAAACCTAGTATATTCTATCATATCAAGTTCAAAGTGAGAACGAAATTCTTCTTTGTAAATTGGGCGTTTAGAATTTCGTTTGTATTGAGGATTCACAAAGAACATGTTGAGTTTTTTGCCCGTATATTTTTCAAAATAACCAGGATAATAAGCAAAAGCATCTTTGCCAACTGCATTTTGCCCAACAAAAATGCCATACTCTACATCATCTGGAACGTCGGGAGATTGATCAAGTTCCATAAAATCTTGGATACAACGCTTTAAATAACAAGCATCTAGATAAGTTTTGTTCTCAACAAGTTTTTTAAGCACATCATCTTTATAAATGTGCTTATCAACTTGAAGATTTTTTAAACACTTTCCATTGACAACCATGGAACGTTTGTAATCATTTTTACGGGCATCAAGTCCTAACATTTCACAGGTTCTTAATGTAAGATTCTCATAAACAAGTCCAGATGCATAACGTGCCCTACCACCACCTTTATTTTTATGAAGAACGGGAAGGTTATCAACTGCAGAGTTGTATTCTTTGATAATTTGATTAAGGTCGGTCATAGACAAATGTTTGTATGTACATACTATAAAGGGTCTCCAGTCAATTGGAGACCCTAGTGTGCCAGTTTTTCAACTGTCCTCAATCTTCATAAACTCTACATTCGAGTGCATTGGGATTAGCATCGCAGTATAATTCTAATGCGCTTGGATCATGAGTATCATTTGGGTGATTTTCTTTATAGGATTTGAGTGCTTCAAGTTCTTCCTCTGTGTGTCTCCGTGCTTGGGGAGAGATTGTGGGATCTTCTAGAAGTTCTTCATCCTTTTGGATGTGTTGGTCGATGTTTTTCATTTTTGTATCTTGATAATACTTATTTATTTTTATCGTGGTGTGCAATCACCCTTTCCCTCAAGGGATCGCACCATAAGTTCTACGAATTTTTCCATTTTTTCTGCAGAAACTGTT